CTGCAGTCATATTTGAAACGTGAGAAGAGCTATCTACATCTAAAGTATATGAATCTGAACTTATTGAAGATACAGTTTGTACTAAATTTAGTACTCTAGCATTTTGTACAGTATTTGTTATTTTTACCGTTCCTCCAAAAGTACCACCACTTGTCCAAGTGTTATGTCCTGTTGTATCAATTTTGTATCGTAGAGTCCCAGAAGTTGTTATATTATTAGTAGCAGTATAAAATTCTAACTGAGTAGCTGAATTAAGCTCAGACCTACCTCCTCCAATTAATACTCTTGAAGTAGAGGTATCACTTCTTCCAGAAATCAAAGCTATTGCTTGTTCTGAATTTGAGTAATGTCTACTAGCTATTCTACTATCTTTTAAAGAGTTGTCATCAGTTGTGCTAGATATTATTATTTGAGCACCTAATGCTGGACTAACTTTATTGACTTGTAGTGTATCTCCAAAACCCCCTGTTCCTGTTACGTTTAAGTTGCCCGTAATTCCTGTATATCCTCTAAGGGAAAAAGAGTCATTATTAGTATTAATTTCAAGTGGAAAAGAACCTAAATTTGCATTATAAATATATAAATTATTGTTTGTTTCTTTATATATCCTCCATTTACCTGTTGCGTTATCTTGAAAATGAATTCCAGTCGCTTGACCTGCACCACTTGATTTGAGTATAATTGGTGCAGCCCCTGTACCTATAAATTCTGGTGCTGATATATTTACTCCAAAACTACCTGCTCCTGTTACATCTAGGTTACCTGTTACATCAATTCCGTCTTGATTTACAGCCAAGACTAAATTACCAGTTCCAACTGTACCAGCTCCACCATACCAGAAATTTGCAATAGCTCCACTTCCGAATTGATGAACATGCATCGCAGTACTTGCAGAAGCTCTAATAATAGAATTATAACCAGTATTTGTAAAATCTCCTTGTATAGCTTTTGTTGAAAGTGTTCCTCCAAAAACAGTTCCATAACCATCAGGGTCAATAGATACGTTGTCACTTGTATTTCTAGAAATTAAAGCTAGATTTAATGTATCTGCATTGTTTCTTGCAGTTAGAAAGAAAGCATTTGATAAGTTTATGTTTGCAGAATTGACTGATAATGCCCCTGTTATACTTTGACCTACACTAAAATCATTATCAATATTTTTTAAAGCTACATTACTAGGTAAACTAGCTTGAGCCAAGTTAGTAAGTTGAGAACCATCTCCTATAAATTGAGTTGCTGTTACTGTTCCTGTTACATCAACACCCTCTGAGTCAACTCTAAATCTTTCTGTACCACTAACTAAAAATCTATGTTGTGAATTGTTTAGGAAAAATAAAACTCCACTTGTATTTTGAAAATATGTATCACTACCATCGTGGTACATTATCATATCGTTTGACGTACCTAATCCTAAATAGTTACCGCTTCCAAAATCTGGTATAGTAACACCTGAACTAGCTGTAATTAATCCTGTTACGTCTAGATTACCTGATACTTCTACCCCTAAACTTGACGTAGATAGTCTCTGAGCACCATAATAGTACATTTTAGCTTCTCCACTTGAACCATCAGCAAAAAAGTAGTCAGCTAAAGAACCTGAACCATTATCTGATTGTATTCTTACATCTTTATCATTTGCAAAATTTCTTATATATAAATCACCAGTTTCGTTGTCAATTCTTGCGTTTGTTCCGTCATGAAATATTTTTAAATCATCAGAATCTCCTAGATTTAGAATACTACTATCACTTAAATATATGTCTCCTGTTACGTCTAAAGCTCCTGTTATGTCTACTCCTGTTGATTCAATTCTAAGTATCTGAGAATTTGCAATATCAAATCTATGTATTGGTGCATTGTATCTTAAATAACCCCAATAATCTCCTCCAAATATTTGATAGTTTGTATTAACACTCCCAAATTGTAGCTCTCCTCGATTAGATGATGTGGCTAATTTTACCACACCTCCAATAGTTTGACCTACGCTAAAGTTATTGTCAACATTTGTATAAGCTAAGTTATCTAAATCTGTAATAAGTTTCCCTGAGTCTACAAATTGTCCTGCTGTATCATCCCATTTAACTAAGGACTGGTCAGTTAAAGAATCTGCTCTAGTTGCTAATACTTGTGTAGTTGCTATTTCAGATGTTGATAAAGAAGCTATTTTACCTACTGTAAATCTATCTCTAACCTCATCAAATCCAAACCAGAAGTTTTCTCCAGTACCTCTGTCTATATCAAAACCTGAATACCCTAGAGTTACTCCACCACCTACCTCACCATCGTTTAATAAAACAACAGAGTCTTCAGCATTTATTTGACCATTAACTTGTGTAACATCCCCATCAACAAATAAATCACCAGTTACTGTAACATTACCTATTACTTGACCACCAGCTTTATCAAACTTTAAATCTAAAGCTGATTGAGTTAATGTAGATATTGGTTTATTTAAGTCTGAAGTGTTATCAACATTTCCTAAACCTACTTGTGTTTTAGTTACTGAATGAGGATTATCTGTTCTAGCTTCATGAGTATCTATATCTGATTGAACTACGCCTATGGCTGTAGCTTGGGCTGTAGAAACTGGTTTATTAGCATCTGACGTATTATCAACATTACTTAAACCAACCTGCGTTTTAGTTACACTATGTGGGTTACTTGTATCATTTAAGTGATTAGAAATATCAGTATTAACTCCAGATATAACTGAATTTAAATGAGCTAAATCAATAATTTGTTCCCATACTACACCCGTAATAGATCCTTCAGTAGGATATGATTTAAGGTAGTATATCACATTATCTAATACATGATGTAATTGAAATCCTAACTTAATCTGTTTACCAGTAATAAGAGCATCTCTTTCTGTATCATTAAGTATCTTATATTTAGCATCTAAGTGTTCTGAGCTAGTTGTTGCAATACCATTTAAAAATTCTAAACTTCTACTGTTTGCCATTATAGTACTGTTATTTGAAATGTTGTTGGATTTGTATAACCTAATGTTCCTGCAAATCTTGTATATTTTGTATAATTAACTCCTGCTCCTCCAGCATCGTTAACTGTTATGCTTGTATTAGAGAAATCTGAAGTTATGTCTAAATTCAAATTACCTAAGTCTATTACAGTAAATGATCCTCCTGTAGGTACATAAAAGCTAAATTCTGCCGAACTAGATCCGGCTGGGATAGTTACTATCCATGTGCCTGTATTAGATGTGCTTAAAAAAGCTGTATCTAACGCTCTAATTGCCGTAGATGTTGTAGGTGAGTTTCCTTCGGTTCCTACATAATGAAACCTCTTGTATAATCCAGTCATACTGAACGTTACGTTGTCCCTTGTTGTATCTGCTTTAGCGGACTCTATTGATGAAACTGTTTCGGTGCCTCCTTTATTATCTTGATATGTTGTTACACCTGCTAGATTATTAACTTCAACCGTCCAAGTATTAGTTCCTTGGCTTATGGTATATGCAGGAAGAATAGCGTTAGTTGGGTCTGTAGGAGTGTTAGTTGTAAAAACTATACTGTTAGATGGGCTCTTAATATTTATAATACTAATCGCACCAACAACAGGTCCAGCAACCGTCTGATCTCCATTTCTTATAATCCCTTCATCAAGCCCAACATTAATACTTTGAGTTATAGCTGTTCCAACTTCATTTGTTGTTGTGTTTTGTCCAGAAAGAGTTGTGTTAGCTGCATCATAAACATAAGCTATAACAGTTTCAAAATTCTGAAGAACTACATAGTCAGTAAGATTAAGACCTAATGCATTTAATTCACCAATTGTTGTTCCTGCAGGAATACCTCCAACATCATATGGCATAGCTAGATTGTCATCAAGATCACTATTAAATATAACCGAGTTCTGTATATCTACAAATTCTATCTTAGTTTCATCATCACTAACTTTTAGGAATAAACCAGCCTGACCATCCTTATCATCAGGAGTGTCTGTTAATCCGTCAAAAGTATATTCCAAATTTTCACATCTAGGTGAGTCGCTATTTCTAACTACAGATGAAGAAATAATTTTAGAAGCAGTTGTATTATTTAGTATCATATCAACACTGTTAAATACTCCTGGTATTCCTGAATTTTGTACAGAAAAAGAAATAAATAAAGAGCTATCAAATGTTACACTTGATGTTCCTGAAAAAGTAGAAACAACTCCATTTAAAGAATAAGAAGAGTTATCTGCATTCTGACCTAATGATATTGATATGACATCATTGTCAGTTGCTGAAACTCTGTAGTTAAAGATTGTTGCGCAATCAGTATCTATTTGATCAATCAAGTCAAGCTTAAAATCAGCTCCTTGTATATTAAAATTAAAATTTGCCATTTATCCTCTATATTCTCCTGATCCTGTGTCAGAAATTTCAAACTTGAATCCTTCTAAGACCCCCTCTATTGTTAAACTATCGCTCTTGTAAATAAATAATCCTAAATCTATATCTGCAAAAGAGATTATAGCGCCGTCGAATACTTCTTTCCCATCTAACTCTAAAACACCATACAAAGGCAGTGATAAAACTTTAAGGTTTTCAGCAGAATCTCCTTCTGGGTCAGAATACGGAGGGTTTAATTGACTAGTTAATGAAGCTCTTGTAAATATAAACTCCGCACCAACCTCCACGTCAGCTTGGCCATCACCAATTATTGATGGAGCCTCATTGATGTTATCACCAACAATAATAGAAATTACCTGTGGTTTTGATGTAAAAGTTGATGATCCTGTGTCAGAAACAGTGAATGACATATTGCCATTAACATACCCGTTAACATTATTCGATGGAACGTATGTTAGATCTCCAGACGATATTAATGAAGACGAAACAATGTCATTAACACTTACAGGAGATCCTGTTAGATTCAAAACCCCTTCACTAGGAAGTGATGTTATCTTTATAGACTCCAAATCATCTCCTTCCGGATCTGAATAAGGAGGAGTTGTTTCTGTTGTAAAGTTATTTAATGTAAATACATGTGCTGTATTATATGGTAATGAAAGTCTTAACCATCCAGTAGAATTTGGAGGTTGATTTGTTTTAGAGTTAATACTTATTGTTAATGTGCCCATATAATTGTGTTGTAAACAAAAATAGCCTTTTTGTACGAAAAAGGCATCAATGTATTATAGCTAAAATGCATATTAATTACCTCTCCTCAATAAACCATTGAGAATTCAACTCTAAAGTACAGTTAGCAGTACTTGTTATATTCTCTACCTTCCAATATAAAAAATCATTTTGAGACAATTTTTGTCCAAAGGTTCCTGAATAATATGTAACATCTCTATTCCCAGCTAATCTATCAATAGTTCTTATCTGAGAAAATTCTGAAGTTAAAGTACCTCCACTGTTTTTAATTAACGTTATCTTATACTGATCATCTTGCAATCCTTTTAGTACAAAGTTAAATGTTATTCTAAAGTCTTTAGGATCTGTACCTAAATGTCTAAATGAATAATTAGTATTGGAGTCAAAATGTTGTAAATCTGAATTTACAAACGTCCCTAGTATTATTTCAGATGTATTGATAGATGTTATAATAGTTTCTACTTCTACGTCTAAATCCTTTAATCCTCCAATAAATGTATTACTAACTCCTATGTTATTATCCCAATCTGAAGCTAGATTACTATAGTCTATATTTGGGGTTATGTTTGAATCTTCTGAATTAGTCACACCTCCTCTAGTGATTATACATCCTTTAAGTTGAAATGTACTTGGATTTGGAAAATTAGCTGGTTCAAAGTCACAAAAAGGTTGCAACGCTCCTAAGTCAACATTCATATCAGTCAAGAATCTTGACTCCATTGTGAATGCTGTACCTGCTTTAAATAATGGTTCAACTGTAGTATTACTTATACTTCTAGTTATTGTTGTAGTGATTCTAAATCCACCCAACCAAGTTCCATGTAAAGTTAATGATGGCGATCCACCAAACCTACCAGTTCCAGTCTCTAGTCCTTGTCTATAATTATATATATCTCCTAATGAGGTACAGTTATTATAATTTACCCTTACGAATTCAAAGGCATTAAATCCAGTAGCATCATAAATTTGATAAACTTTACTATTTGTTCCAGAAACTTCTATATGGTAGTCACTACCTAATATATTTCCTGAACCTATTTGTTCAGTTTCAGAAATGAACATTGTGTAATTATCAGCTGTAGATATTAATCCGCTGATATCAAAAGATGATCCCTTTAGGGTTAATCCAGTTGCAGGGACTACTATTGGTTTACTTCCTATGTCCACAATTCCGTCTAAAAAATACTCTTTTGAAGAGTCTATTTTACCACATATTGTTTCAAGAAAATTATTCTGATCAACTAAAATTCTTATTCTTGAGTTGTTTATTAAAACAGGAGACCTCTCATCATTATATAAGTACAGTAATGAATGATCTGTGGCTACATATGTAGATCCTTCAACAATATTTAAAGGTAAAGATCTTCTTTTTCCGTAATATTGATTTTGAGTTTGCTTGAAGTCCATTTGTTTTAAATTACATTAAGATTTATTTACAGGTTTACTTGCTTGCTTTCTTTTTATTTCAATTTCTTTATCTTTACGAGACATGTTATCATTATGCTTTGTCATATCATTAGATAACGCCTGTTTCTTGATACCAAGTTCTTGTTCAAATTTAATAAAATCATCATCATTCTCAACACCAGCATCTCCTGATTCTTTTTGAATTCTAGATGTCTCAGCAGACAATTCAGCAATATACCTTTTAGTCTCATCCTCTTTATTGAATTTAGCAAGATCTATAGCTTTTTCTTGCTCATCAAGTATCTTGGCTTGCTCAAGAGCAGCAGCATGTTGCTTACTTTCTTCTTCAGCTTGTCTAGATTGAGATTCTTTAACCTGAGCCTCATCTTTCTCAATTAACCTCTGAATCTCTCTAATTGAAGGAGAATTATATATCTTTATAGCAGTGGAAAAGGATAGCATTTGGTTTTGCAGACCTAACTGAACCATTCCGTCAAGTTTTTGCTGCATTTCATTTATATCATCTTCATTACTTACATTCAATCCATACTCTTCTTCAGCAAATTCATCGCCATTGATTTCCGCAATCTGCCTAGTCATGTCGTCAGCAATATAAGAAAACTTAAGCTCTCTTCCTTTTAATGCTATTTTAGCTGTCTCTATTAATATCTGGAAACATCTTTTTTTACAGTAGTCGTGTAATGTGAACAACTCCTCTGTTATATGGTTGGACTGGCTAACAGCTCTTTCTATTCCGCCGACAGTTTCCCTATTCTCAACTTGCCCTAAACGTTGTCTAGAAACACCTGTTATTTCGTCCATTTGTGCTTTAGCAAACTCCATCATATCGATGTGTGTTTGTATAAAATCACCAACTCTTTGTTCTAAAACTCTACCAGTAGTGTTACCTACAGCTCCAGCTAGCTTTCCTTTAGCCATTCCTTTTTGCCCCTCCTTGAAACTATCTACTACAGATATTCCGGATTTACGCGCAAAATATAACCACTTAGTCACTGACCATCCTGTAGGAACTTTAGCTAAATCTAATTCAACTATTGATCCTAGATATTTACTTAAAGCCTCGTTTACTCTGTACCAAGATATGTCGTAAAGGTATTGGAAAGGCTTTGCTCTATCCACCATTGTTACAGACTCCTGATCTCCTGAATTGTATATTTGACCAACAATTCCACAAGAATTAAATGAAGGCTCATCTATTCTATTGTATTGAACCTCTTTTGGTTTAATCTGTAAATAAGTATCTTTACCTATTTTAACACCTTTCCACCACTGAGGAACCCATAACCACTGAACAGTCTCACCTATAGCAGCATCTGCTATGTACTCCTCACTTCTAAACTTTACTTGTTTCTTTCCTAGTTGATCAAAGTAAGTAACCTTAGCAACTTTTTTCATTGATCTCCAGAACATTCTCAATACCCTGATGTTTCCATTAGCATCAGTATAAGTATTCTTTCCATAAGAATTTCTATCACTAAAAATACCAGTAGATTCAATATAAGTATCCATTGACTCTCTTTCAAGTAATTTTAATCCAGCAACATCATCAATAGCCTCAGTAACACCATCTAAGTTTTTATTACCACCACTAGACATGTTTTCATCATCAAGCTTCTTAACATCTAAGTCAGATAGGTCATTGTAAAAATGATCTTGTATTTTTCCAGGTGGCCAAAAGTCATCCAATACAATAACATCTGAGTCTTCAATTTTATTAGAAAATCCAGATCTAAGTGTGTGAACTTTTATTGGATTTAATTTTTCAAAAGAAACTCTTCCGTTTACAATGTCAAACATATATATCTCCTCACCCATAATAAGGGCATCTTTGAATCCTTGCTGAAAATGCAACTTCATATCTAATTTAGCTATGTAATGCCTCATTAGTAGGTTGGCTCTTTTTTCTCTTAAATCTTGGTAATCAAAATTAATGTAATCACCATATTTCATCAACTCTTGCTCTAGCTCTTCATCTGAAACATCTGACTGAAGCATCTCATTAAGCTTCGCTTGAACAAGTTTCATTTTATCTTCTTTAATCCTAGATATTGTATCAGGATTTGTTATCTGAACAGACCAGTCAAATTTTCTTCTCTTTTCTTCTCCAACTAGAACGTTAACCCTAGGGGTTATTATAGGGTAGTGCTGTATTGCATTAGGTACAAAGAACTTCTCTAATCCTCCCGGATTAAGAATAAGCTTCATATCCTCAACATCTGCTCTACCATTATATAGATTAAGGTTGATTACTTTATTTTTTACTTTTCTCCTAACAGCAGAGTTGTTTAAATAACTATTGTTATCCGCCCAGTCCAAGTGCTCTTTTCTCCACACTTTTGTTTTCCTTTTAAAAGGTATTTTCTGTTTAGGGAAGTTTTTTGTTTCTGACATATCTAAATTAATTATGTAAATTTAATCAATATATTTAATTTTCTTTTAATTTTCTTATAGCTAAAATGATTGAAACTATATATCAAACATCTGATCATTACTTGATTGTGACATTGCCTTTTGCCAGTTATCATCTAAAAAAGGATCATCATGAAAGAATGTGGTAGCATTCTCAGTCCTTGATTCTTCGTATTTATCAGTTCTCTTAACTCTATCCTCTCTTAATATCATCACCATGTCCATTGCGGACACCCTATCTGTATTTATATCAGGATTCCATGCAATACACTCCTTTATGTATCCGATGCTTCTAATACGTCTTAAATTAGGTATTTTTACAGATTTAGTTTCTCCAGTACTTTCATCATAAGTTTCTTCTTCATATGGAGACAACTGCCATTGTCTTTGTAGTGTCTTTCCTAATTTAATAACCTCTGCTGTAGTTCTAGTACCTTTTGACCTATTACCAAACAAATTAGCTTTAACTATCTCCATGTCTCTTAAAATATCTGGACTATCAGCTAATAGATGTAGTGAATTGTGGTTGGAAAAGTAGGAAAATAAACCCTTCAGATTGTTTTCGTAATTGGCTTCTGCGTTATAAAATGAAGTCAATCTTAAACATGTCTCGTAAAATTCATCAGCTAACTGTGGCCTTCCGGTGTATTCAGCTACAATTTTATCAGTCCATAAGTCAAATACAATTATTGACGCTAAAGATCCTCCAATAGTATAGTCATTATCAATTGGATCAATTCCACAAATGTATCTATTGCGAAATACCATTCCGTCTCTATCTTTATTAGGCATTTCAAATATCTCTATAGCTCCACTAGAATCTCTACCTCCTCTTACTTTAAAAGGGAACTCTCTAATAGGCTCTATGTCAGAGGTGTTTTTCCATTTAGTAAAACCATCTTCACCATAAGATAATGTCCCCACGTAGTGAGAGTCAGTGAATCTCTGTAGTTCTGGCATAATATCTTCAAGATAATCTCTTAAATCTGCCACAGGGAATGCTGTACCTTGTGTGCGCATTATAGCTTCTTGAGGAGTTATAGGTTCCTCAGCTTTAGTTTGCACTATTGTATTTGGATCTGATGATCCTAATTTAACCTTAGTTCTTTTCTTATTTATTTCGATAAGTGCTCCAATAACATCCGAGTTGCCGTTCTTATCCATCTTACCTCTATAATTCAAGTAAGTTCCAAAGAAGAATGCACACCTACCTTTACCATTTGTATTCTTATCAAACACGTTTGGCATAGAAAGAATATTATAACCTGAAGAGTTGTAGAATATTTCTTCCAATCCTTCAAAGGCCCCACCCTCAACACCACCTGTTCCACCTGCCATCATGAATCCAAATGCATATTCTGATTCTTCTACTGAAGGTCTAGCAATCTGCCAAGCTGTCAAGAAGTCAGAGAATTTCCCTGCTTCCTCCCATAACACTAATGCTCCCCTTTTTCCCCTTGCTTTCTGTGGATCATTCTTAAGGGTAACCCCCATCACCTCATTTAGTATTCCGGCCTCAACACCACGTTGATTGTCCTTATAACCCATTCTCCAATGCATATCATTCAAGGAATCCTTCAATGATCTAACTCTTGGCCATGGTGTATGTGTTGCGCACCAGTCAATTACATTTACAAACTTATTCAGGATACCGTCCTTAGTAAGGTATTCCTTTTCATTTGCTATAGCGAATGACTTAACTTTTTCTTTTGCTTTAGTGGTGTCTCCAAGTATGAAGTTCTTGGCCATCATATTAGATGCTTTTACTGAGTAACCACAACCTCTTCTTTTAAGATTAGCCCCATGCATACCTACAGCTCTACATTGTTCTACATAATGAAAGAACCAATAATCAGCATCATAAACATAAGCAAATCCTTCAAGTCTGTCAGCCTGCTTGGTTCCTGTGATAATTTCAGCTCTAAGTAATGGTGCGTAATTTAGTTGATAGTAGTAATTACCCGGTATCCACTCTCCATCAGCCTGCCTAACGTATCCTTCTCTACATCTTCTAGCTTCTTCAGCCCAGTGTTTATAGTAAGCGGAATTAGGATTTTTGTTTGGAAATATTTTTGTATAACACCCGTGCTTTTCAAAATGTATAGCAGCAGGCCTGAAGTAATCCATATCCTCAAGTATATGAGGCTCCGTTAAGCTTACGGCAATTCTACCGTTTGGATCTAATTTTCTTAAATGTAAGTCTGGATCTGAAGAAGCTAATGGTAGTAGTGGGTTTTCCCACCTTTCTAAGTCAGCAACTTTCTTTCTTTTAGGATCAGCTAAGTTCTGTATAAATCTAATTGAATCTATACTATCTAACAAATCTGCCTTCTCCTCTCTTCTCATGCCTTCTAGCATGTCTTCCGTAAGTACCGTCTGTAGGTTGTTAAATCTTCTCATTACATACCTGTGGTCTCAAACATTGCCATTTCCTTATTTCCTGACTGAGCTTTTAAAGCTTTCTCTTTGATAACTTCTTTCTCAATTTCATTCAAAGCTTTTACTAGACTCGGTATCTTCTGAACTGAAGCTGTTATTTTAGATATATCATGTATTGGTTTTCCTGACCTCATGTCTCTTTCTTCCATATCTATATTATCAAGGAATTTAGATATTTTTTGAACAACAAGCCTTGTGCTTTTAAGTAGTTTTGTGCTTGTGGTTACTGAAAGCTCTTCATAAAAATGCCTAGCTCTAACCAATTCTTTAGTGTTTCCTTTAAAGTTCTTTGGTAGATCTAGGAACTGTTTAACTTGATCCATCCTTTCTTCTTCATCAAGTATATACATAAAGTCACTTCTTTCATCAGACATGTAGTATATGAATCCAAGAGTTTGTGTTGCTACAATTTTGTCTTCACTTTCGTCTGCATCCCATATATTTTTAAATGGGGTAATTAATAACGCTTGAGGACTGAACACCACAATGTTATTTTCAATTTCAAATAAATTCATCTCTCCGTTTTTAATAAGTTACACTAATGTTCCCTCTTTTTTAACTTGGAAACTATTCGGTGTTAATCTTCCTGAGACAAGAGTGAGATTCGAACTCACAAACATTAGTTTTGCAAACTAAGACTTTAACCGTTCAGACATCTTGTCATTGTTGTGGCTTGAGTAAGATTTGAACTTACGTCCAACTGCGCTTCAAGCAGTCACTCTACCCCTGAGTTACCAAGCCATATTGTACTTCGAGATGGATTCGAACCATCGACTTCTTCCGTGTAAAGGAAGCACTCTTCTCGCTGAGTTACCGAAGCATTTTTATTGAGCTTCAAGTAGGGCTCGAACCTACGACCTATTCCTTACAAAGGAATTACTCTGCCAACTGAGTTATTGAAGCATTAGTAGATCTAATAGGTCTCGAACCCATATCTCAAGGTCCGTAACCAAGCGTTCTATCCATTGAACTATAGATCTATTTGTATTGCGTGGGAGAATCGAACTCCCATTTATAGGATGAAAACCTATTATCCTAGCCGTTAGATGAACGCAACATCTAGTAGACAATGATAGATTCGAACTATCCACCTCCTAGTTATCAGCCAGGTGCTCTAACCGAATGAGCTAATTGTCTATTTGCAGTCCACAAGGGAGTTGAACCCTCAATCTTCCCCGTGACAGGGGGACGTGTTACCTACAACACCTCTGGACTATTTTGTGGGAATGGAAGGGTTCGAACCTTCAGTGGGATCTTTCGATACCTACAGAGTTACAGTCTGCTCGCTTCAGCCAGTTTGCATACACGCCCAATTATTATTGCAGAAAGAAGAGGCCCTGATCCCCAATGTATTACCATCCAATCCTTTAGCAAAGGATGCTCACCCAAGTGAGTTTACTTTCTATTTTTGTACAGATCTAGAGATTCGAACTCCAATTTACAACTCCAATTACGCTTACCAATTTAGAAAAATGGCACGGTTACATCTGCATTTTGTGGATCTGATGAGACTCGAACTCATATACTTCTCCTTGCAAAGGAGGTGCTGCGCCAGTTCAGCTACAAACCCATTGCTCTCTTGAAAAGACTCGAACTTTCAACCTAGTGATTAACAGTCACTTGCTCTGCCAATTGAGCTACAAGAGAATTTATTGTGTCCTTTGAGAGATTTGAACTCCCGACCAATTCGTTATGAGCGAACCACTCTACCAACTGAGTTAAAAGGACTATTGCGGAAGAAGAGAGACTCGAACTCCCAAAGCTTTAACACCCGACTGCTTTCAAAACAGCTTGACAACCAATTGTCCATTCTTCCATTGTACTTCAGGCAGGACTCGAACCTGCAAATTCTAGATCCTAAATCTAGCGCCTATGCCAATTCGGCTACTGAAGCAGTTATTTTTGTTCCCCCGGTAGGTACCGATCCTACGATCCTTCCGTTAAAAGCGGAATGCTTTGCCATTAAGCTACGAGGGAATATCCCTCAACTTAATGAAGGTGTATTAATCTCGTTTATGTTTACTTAATACTAACATTCTTTTAATTACTACTTGGGTGTTATGTGAGACTCGAACTCACAACAGCGGTACCACAAACCACCATATTAACCAGTTATACTAATAACACCATATTTGTACCCATGACTGGAATCGAACCAGTACGCTCATTACTGAACCACAGAGTTTAAGTCTGCGATGTCTACCAATTCCATCACAAAGGCAAATGCGCATCTACAAAGAGTCGAACTCTGTTCTAAGGGTTTGGAATCCTCTTGCCTCCACAGGCTTAAATGCATTAGTGTTTACAGACACTCTCTGTTTTGGTTGCAGTAATAAGGACTTACACCTTATGACATCCATCTTCGACAACGGCGACCCATCCTGGTCCATACTGCTGGAAAATTTATATCCTCCATTAGATAGTAGCGGGAGTGGGACTCGAACCCACGGGATCTTTCGACATAAGGTTATGAGCCTCACAAGCTACCAACTACTGACTACCCCGCTATAATTTGAGCAGATAATGGGTATCGAACCCATTCTATTCTAGCTTGGAAGGCTAGCGCACCACCACTTATGCGTTATCTGCTTATACTGTTGTTGGAATGTAAGGAATCGAACCTCAATTCTCTGCGCCAAAAGCAGATGTAATAACACATTATACCACATTCCATTATTTTATAGTGATAAAGAGTTCATGATCTCTTTTTTAAACAGTCTCGCTGATAACTATAACACTTATTGTCTAGATGGTAGGAATCGAACCTACGATGCTCTTGTTCCCAAAACAAGTGAGTTCAGCCTCTGCTCTTGCATCTAGATTTTTTAGTAATTGACAAACATACAAAAAAATAGCTCTACTGTCAAGTAGAGCTATCATTAACTTTGTATGATACTTTGTTCTACTAACTACCTTCTTTTGATCTACTTAAGTCTCCTGATATTGTTATTTCTGGAGCTGTATTTGATATATTTACATCTACTGTTGGCTTAACATCTTCAGAGATTACATCTATATCTTTAACTTCAGAAACACTATCTACTGACGGCACAACATCTGTATATGATTGAGAAACAGACCCTTTAGCTTGATTTAGCTGCTTAATAGCTCCTCTTATTTCAATTGTTTGTGGAGCTTCTGAGGCCAGTTCCAACGCCGTGTCAATTACTTTTAATAAATTTTCTTTTAAACTCATGATCCTAATTTTGTTTTGCCTCTAAGGCAATTCCGTTTGTATTTGAGACATACGATATGTCTCTTTCTGTAACATAAATATACTCAACTCCTTCAATCTCCCTTACCGGAATCTCATAATGAAATTCTTTATTCAACTTCTGAGCCATAGTCTCAGTTAAGTTTCTCTTAAATTGCTCTATATTAAGAACAACTTCCCAGCCTGCAGCCACTTGATTTGCGTGTATCCCTGTCTGAAGAACTAGTTGAGTGTCTGAAAAATCTACATCTAAATCAGTATCTCCTCCTGATCCAAATGAAGCTGTGGGCAAATATAAGCCATTATGTGTTAACTTATTTCTTCTTGCTGTTAAGAACACTCCGCTAAACATTGGTTTTATATGCTCTGGAAATGAATCCACTTCCAGAGATTTTTCATATAAAGCCTGCTTAGCATCAACTTCTTCTCCAAGGACATTGTTTGTGTCTAAAACTAATCCTGCAGAACCTCTATTTGATTTATCTCTATTGATAAAGAAATCCTTGATCCCCTCGTCACGAGCTTCATTGTTTTTTAGTTCTTCTACATTTTTAGTAACACTAGCTTCCTTGATAGTTTTCATTTTACTTCTTTTTACTTGCAGGTGCTTTTTTATTACCTTCTGCGTCTCCATCTGTTACATTAACAGGTCTAGACTGCTTAAGCCCTTCTATCAACCCGGCAACCTGGATATACTTTTGCTCTCCTAAAAAAGAAGCAACAGCATTAAGTAACTCTCCATCAATTAAGAAAAATTGTTTTTCAACTTCAGCCTTAGGGCTTTCTACATCTTGTGTCATAATTTTTATTCTTTAAATTTAATAATTAAACTTCTGGCGCTAAATTAATACAATATTTTATAATAACCTAGCTTTTTTTATTTTTTTTTCTATTTATTTCTGAATATATATAATGTGATGCAAACATTTTGCATAATGAGGGTATATTGAAGTTGGTTTTTATTTTATCAAATGACCTCTTGTCAAGACCCTCTTCTATACATAGATCTTTTGTTGTCTTACTTATAAATTCATAAGGGCTATACACTATCTCCTTGACTTCTTCAAAAGTCAACCCCTTATCTTCAGCTATCTGCTTTATTTTTATTTCATCAGCCTTATTTAACCTCATATTAATTCTTCTTTACTTCAAAACTAAATATCAAATTAAATCCATCCTCAGTCATATTAGGTATGAGTATTGGGTTTATCTTATTAGTTTTTGTTAGAACCTTTTTTTTCCTTAAGGATGTTAATAAGTTATTAAAAACCTTTTGACTCATGTTGTTTAGATCTTCTCGTATCTTAGACCTAGTCTCAGTAGAGAATAATAATCTCTCGACAAGATCTATACTATTTACTTCCCTTGAAAGTTCGTACCTATAATATAGCATTAAAGCTAAAGCCTCTATTTCTTTCTGCCTTAATTTATGGTATGGCTTAAGAAACTCTAACCAATAATTAAATATTGATTTTTTGTCTGTGTGAATTCTTTTTATGTTTATATTCTTTTTTAGTTCCATAATACCTTATTTTTATTTTAAGTATATAGTGATTTGTTTTTTTCCAACCCACTATATTCGTTGTAAGAAGAAAGCCTCCTTTGGATAAAGTTTTGTTTACTGACTCAATTAAATTATGAATACCAGTAACTTTATCATCTAAATACTTTATCTCTGAGTCAACTATTTCTTTCTTTAAGAGACTTCCCTTCCAGTTCTTTTTATCTAAAAGATCCGCAAGATTCATTAGTTCTTGGTATTTTCTTTAAGAAACTTATCACCATATTTATCAGCATACATATCTTCCCATTCAAATATGTCTTGAGCCTTCTCTATCTCTGTATTTCCACAAGGCACACAGTAGGTAATCTCTGCATCAGGATTTTCATCTGTCGATGGAATAGTTACTGTTTTAAGACCTATGCTTAAGCATGTCTTGCAGTACTCTACCGTTTCACTATCGTAATTCTCTTTGCTTTTCATTTTGTTTAATAATTTAAGGTCTTGTATAATTTCAGTGTCATAAATTGGAAAAGGAGCAAAATTATTACATCCTTCCCTTCTTTTTATTTCGTTTTTTAGATTAGTATTGCACATGCTTAGTTTTTAGGTACCAACGCGCAGTCGGTGGTTAATAATGTTCCTGCTACACTTGCAGCTGACTCTAGCGCTATTCTTGTAACTTTCTTAGGGTCCAATATCCCTGACTTTAACATATCCTCTACATTGTCAGTCTTCGCATTATAACCTCCATTAAGGATTGATCTCTGATTACAATCATCTACCATTCTCATCTTAACTTCAGCATTAACATTTGCATTTTCACATATAGTCCTAAAAGGAGCTTCAATTGCATGCATAAGTATTTTTACACCTATAGCCTCATCTGAATCATCATCAACATCTACTACTAAATGCCTACACATTAACAAGGCTGATCCTCCTCCCAGTACAACACCTTCTTCAAGTGCGGATATCACCGCTTCTTTTGCATCATCAATCCTGTCTTTCTTCTCCTTCATATCTATTTCAGATCCAGCACCTACCTCTATAACTGCTACTCCACCCATAAGTTTAGCCCGTCTTTCTTTAAGCTTTTGTAATTCGTATTCAGATGTGGTTTTAATCACTGACAATCTATCTATCTCCTCTACAATAAGTTCAACCTCTTTCTCATTTCTGTCTCCGCCCATTATAATAGTACTGTTTTGAGTTATACTAACCACGCTTGCTGTACCTAATAATTGAGGAAAATAAGACTCTTCTATATCTACCAACATATCTGTTGGTACAGCTGATCCTCCTACTATGGCAGCAATATCTTTTGACAATGTACTACGATATGTTCCGAAACCAGGTGTTTTTACAGCCGCTATTGACAAGCCTCCTCTCATTTTATTCATAACCAATGTAGATAAAGCTTGACCATCCACATCTTCTGCTATAATTAACAATGGTCTTCCTGATTTAGCAACTGGCTCTAATGTAGCCATCACTTGTTCTACAGTTGAAACCTTTCCATCAACAACTAATATATATGGATCTCTGAGGGTTACCTCAGTCTTATCTGGAGAAGTAGAGAAAAAAGTTGATAGCAATCCTCTATCGAACTGCAATCCATCTACTGTATTTACAGTAGTCTCATAACCACTACCTTTCTCTACACTCACTGCTCCGTCTTTTCCTACTTTCCCAAAGGCTTCTGCAATAAGCTCACCTATCTCAGCATCATTGTTCGAGCTAATTGTTGCTATTTGCTTAATCATTAAAGAATCATAAGTTACTGGAATAGCAGTTTTATTTAAGTGTTTTACAATAACTCTTGTAGCTTTATCTATACCTTTCTTAATTTCCACTGGATCATATCCAGCAGTAACTAATTTCATTCCCTCTTTTAGTATAGCTTGAGTAAGTACAGTAGCTGTGGTTGTTCCGTCACCTGCGGCTTTATTTGACCTTTCAGCAACCCTTTTCACTATGGTAGCCCCCATATTCATTAGCTCATCATCTAACTCAATAGACTTAGCTACAGTTACACCATCCTTTGTGACATGAGGATCTTCTCCATTTGTCCTTCCTATTATTACATTCCTCCCTTTAGGGCCAAGCGTAACCTTTACTGCGTTAGCAAGCTCATCTACTCCTTTCTGTATTAATGATCTTGCTGATTCTCCGTATTTTATATCTACTGCCATTATTTATTTGCTCTTTTTCTATCCACTTGAATCCAAGTTTCATTTATTAATTCAAACTCACACCTTTCTATATATTTGCTATTTTCTATATATGTTGTCATTTTAGCTAATGACCCTTCTCTCTGCTCTTGTATTCCTACATAATCTCTATTCATTATAAATTTTCTAATTGTTTTACTAGATACTTATTATCTTCACCTGTACTCACGTAAGATGTACCATTTACTATAAATACTTCTATTGGGCCATTTCCAAAGTCTGCATTAAGAACTGTTCCGAATTGCCTAAGGAACTCTATAACGCTATCTTCCAGCATTACAAACATATCTTCTACCATTTCTTATCTGGACAATTAGTTATCAATGATCTTGTTTTTGCTGCCAATGGGCACCCACACAATCCACACGTGTCTGCATTTGTCTTATTAGGACACGCGTTACATATTGTTCTTCTTGCTGTAAACACTTCTTCATCTTTTTCACTGGATATACCTAGCTTTGATTTGACTAGATTCTTGTATCCGTTTACTATTTCTTGAAACCTACTCATTACTTTCTTTTTTGAAATACCCTGTATTAGTTAAGAACTCTCTCATGCCTTTTATAACATCTTTACCTTCAGTAATCTCAACGCCTTTAAGAAACATTTTGTCTTTCGTAAACCTAAGGACCTCTATCATATCATCCCCTCCATTTGAAAAAATTATAGTATTCTCTTTAATATTGTCTGTTAAACCTAAAACACTCTCTTTATTTTTACTCATAATTATATATATTTATCTACTTTCATTAAAGACACTTTTAATCCTGTGTCTTTGTTTATATAAAGGATTTCATGCATATACTTAAGCATTCCGAATCCCATCTCAGTCAACTCTATCTCAATATCTTCAGCAAACTTTCTGTCCGCAATAATGAACAAATCTTCACCTTTAGTTATAATATCCATCAAGGATGTTAATTTAGACTTGAAGTTACTGTTGTTCTTCAGTACTATCGTCATCTACGCTTGAGTTTATTTGATCAGTTATTTTTTTAGCTACAAATAGAGATAGATCTTTTAAAGAATCTTCAATGTCCTCTACTGAAATGCTTTTGTGCTTTAAACCATAACCAATCCTATACTCAACAGTTTTTCTTTGTACTGATGATAATGAGCTAGCTTTATTCACTATTAATGCGTAATGCTTCAATAGGTTCTCTTTGTTTAGATTAAAGATCCTCTTTGTAGTTGGACCCATTTTAATATCTACATTATTAATACCTTCATTCATTGTTTGATGATTTTCCTCAAAGATACACTAATTATTTTAACATGCAAGTATATTTTTCACTTTTAGGCAAAAAAAAACTCTACCACGTTACGCAGTAGAGTAATCTCTATCTAAAAAATATATTAAAACAACCTTAATTAACTTTAGTATTGTTGTCTCCTCTGGAAAAGTAAGGATATAATAATCCCTACTAGAATAGCTTAATCCCAGTGGAGAAGAGAAAATTGCTTAACTCCCCATTTTAACCTTTTAGTATTTTCTATGAATCCGTTCTACTTGACCTACTTGGGTGGCTTTACCTGCCTTATTTATCCCAACACTCATAAATACTTAAAGGTTATTTTGAACCTACCGGAGAAACCCTCAGCCTTATTTAGGCCTACCAATCCGATGTCTAAGTTCCTGCCTTTCAGCTCAGAACTGTAATAGCAAGGTAATGCTATGATTCTTGGCAAAGATACAAAATTGTAACTCTATATACAAATTACAATGTCATTAATGTTTGTTATGTTTAAGCATTCCTTTTGTCAGCAACCCATACAAAGGTTATCATTATGCATATTAAAGAGAACTGCATTGTACTTAGCGTTATGATTTTATCATCTTCTGTCTCTAATTCATTCTTTGAGAACGAACTACCTATCATTATTCCAGGAAAGAACCCAAATTGAATTGATGATTTCTTCTTGAAATACAAATAAGGAGCTACTAGTATTGCCGCTATTAATGTTATTGTTGTTAATGTTACCATATTATTTTATTTTTAATTTTCTTTTTTTATGTATTTTACCTTTGTTTTCTAATTGGAAAATCTGCATTTCTATTAAATTAATACTTGACTTTAATGAGTTTAAGCTTAACTTTAATTCATCCAATGTTACTACTTTTTCTTTAACAGTATTATCTACACCAAAGTTCATACCATTGCCAGCATTGCCAGTATTGACAAATCTATGAATACCACTACCTATTGATCCAGTATACGATCCAATAGACGAACTGCCACTAACAGTGATATCTCCAATAATATGGTTACCACTATGTGTATGATTACCGCTAGAGTCTATGTATAAATGTTGTAGGCCGTTTAGTGTATTTGGAGATTGATTTCTATCAATCTCCATTTGACTTTCTTTTTTATAAATATCTTTCATATCTGGCAAGGTATAATAAATAATTGTATTACGCAAGCAATACTTTATTTATTATTTCTTCAAAATGCTTTAGTGATTTTACGAAGTTATCGAAATGAATTTTATCAGCTTTTTTCACCCTGAATAATGTGCTGCATATTAACTCTACTGTTATAAATTGACCAAATCCCAGGCTCTTCCTATGCGAGTCTGTACTTTTGTTATATGTAAAATTATTGTCTATTAAAACGTCCCTATATGTCTTCTTTGAATTCACCTTTCTTACTTGTGTCATGTATTTCGTATTTTAGCTTTCTCCTTTTGTATAGCATTGATGGCATCTGACCCCCTTTAGTGCTGTCCACGATCATAACTCCATGAGTCTTGGCAATATTAAACCACTGATCTAAGTTCCATCCTTCAGGAATAGCTGCTAGGTCCACCACTATAGTGTCATCTAACATTTCGTTCTTTACATTTGTATATTTATTTAATTTTTCCATTTAAAAAATCTTTACTTCTTGGCTTCACTTTAGGTAGTTTAAACATCATTGCTCTCTCTATTTCTCTTATTATTATTGCTTGAGCTTCAGCATCTCTATTTAAGGCATCATTATAAGCTCTACTAAAACTATCCTCTTCCATCTATAAATGATTTAGATCTTCTTTTGAATTTATGTTTACTTCCTTCATATGCTTCTTTTGGTGTTAATGGTTTCTCTAATACATATCCATCATATAGTGGATTATGATGCATTTTTATTGTGTTTTCTTCAACATCCATTACCACAAACCTGTATGACTCTGTTACTGGCTTACTGATAGGTGTATCTAGATCTATACTAAAATCTCCTAAATCGATGTTATTGTCCATAATAAATATATAATTAATAATAAGAATGAAGACAGTGATATTGTTCTAGGTATAAACATAGTTTCAACCCTAACATAGGTTCCCATGAAGAATAATAATGTACCCAAAAACTTATACCACCTAACCTTCATTTAACTTTCTCTTTGGATATTTTCTCTCCAAAACTATCCTAGACAATATGTTTACTGTATCAGTAAGTAAATTGACTTGATTTTCTAGTGCTATAGCTATATCTTCCAGCTCTTTATTTCTCTTCGCTAGTAATTCATTTACAGATGCATAAGGGTCTATATAGTCAGAATTCTTATGATTATCTCTAAAGAAAGCTGGTAGAGGTAAGCTCAAAGATAAATCTTCTATTTCATTATCTGTAACTGGAGTTATGTGTGTGAATTTTTCCATTTTGCTAATGTACAACTTTTTTTTAAATTATTTTTCATAAAAAGAATTATTTAATTTTTTTTATATATATTTGTCTGAATTTAAAATATCATAAAATGAAAGTACTATTAATGAAAGACTATATTGGGACAAAGAAAGTTAAAGCAAAACCTATAACAAGATCAGAGTACCTTAAGTACAGAGGCTGGGATCTTCCAGAGGGTGAGAATCCTGATGATGAGGTTTATTTAGTAGAGTATGAGGCTGACCCATTAAGCCCTCCTAATCACCCTGATCATGAAGGTTATATCACAATGTCACCTAAACATGTATTTGAAAAATCCTACTCACCTTCTGGTAATTATATCGATAGGTTAAAAATAGAGTTTATTGATCTGGATGACAAGATAGTTCGTTTAGAAGATGCATTATACAAGGGCCTTGCTCCTGCAACTGAAACAGACATACTTGACAAACAATTGTTATTTATGCAGAGCTATAGAGAAGTTTTGCTGGAAAGAATAGCTACTGGATCTTAGTAGTATCAATAAACATAATGCAATGAGATGAGATTAAGTTCTTATCTCATTTTTTTTTATATTTTTTTTTTGGAGAAAATATAGTCGTGTGAGGGATAAATCACACTTCACCCCCTACCCTTCTTAAATTTTGGGATGTAGGGTATCACTTTTGTGAGGCCTATCCTGATGTGTTTATACATTGCTTTCGAGCTATGAGACACTTCAAGGTGCTAATGGATTAAGTCCCATTAGCTTAAAGTGACAGAGCAATCTGCAGATACTTGAAGGGAGGTGGAATGTACGCCACTAACACATTGGGGACACCCAACAACTATGAATGCTATTCCCTATTGACATGTGCTATGCACTAGCATCAATGGGGGATAACACAGTTGACAACAACACTAAGAGTTGGCACCACACATCGTGAGAAGCTGTAAAAAACCTCTATGTTGTTGTAAAAACCCTTCGGGGAATCAACATTAAACACCTTGCTTAAATTTTGGGATAATCCAATGTCATCAGCCCTATGTCAATACTTGAAAGAGTATTTGGTTCTACTTAAATGATGTCAACACTCCATGGTAGTCAAGAGTGTATTTTTAATAATCTAACTAATAATCTAAAACAAATCAAATGAAAAATCACATTGTAAAACCTAGAGTAGCTCAAGAAAGAACTATCATAAACACAGGAGGAATGATAACTATCATACCTAAAGGAGGAGTAATACCTTTCCAATCAAGCAATAGTAGCCATTGGTCAGCACAACCTCAATTAACATAATGAGAACATTTTTATTATTCATACTATGGCTATTCGTAGCCATGGTATTTAGCTTTGGACTAGCTGAAGAGTACCCTTACACAATCCATAGTGGTGTTGCATTAGTTGCATGCACTTGGATAATGTGGATGAATCATAAACAATTAATAAGAGAGAGAAACAAGAGAGAGTGGAAAGAGTGGAAGAAGAATAACTAAAGAGTTAAGCTTCACTCGCTACGCTCGTTCAGGAATCAAACTTTAGAACCCTATTTAAATTCTGCCTAACGGCAATAACATTAATTTATTAACAAATCTTTAAAAAAATAATAAGATGAATCAAGTAAAAATCGTAGCAAACAGTAAGACAGGTAGTGTAGTAACAATGAAAACAATAACAGACAAAAAGACAGGGGAAACTCGTGAGGTTGGTTCTGTTATGGTTCAATCAAGAGCTTTATCAGGCTTATCAGCTCTTGGTAGAGTTCAAACAAGAACTGCATTCTTGACTTTAGAGCAAGATGCTTTAGAGTTCTTAGATGCTCACTTGTCAGACGGTGCTGTATTGCCTGTTCCAGGACGTATAGTTGTGCAAGAGACATTAACTCCGTACACAACTAAAGCGGGTAAAATTCAGGAGGCTAAAATCAATCCAACATCAGGTGCAATAATCACCTATCAAGGACAGCCTGTTTATAGAAACACTTATTTTAGTGAAAATGTGAACGAAATGGACGTGTTCTTGAAAGACACGCCTGTACTAGCTAGTGCTGGCGGTGCGGAAGATGCGACTGAATAATTGAACGGCAGTATGTAATCATGCTGGCTGAATGTAATCAACCTAACCTCACTCTTGAGGTTGGGTTTTTTAAAGGGAGGAATCACATTAAATACACAGTTCAAAAAATGGTGAATCACAATAAATACACCCTTTAACAAAATGGAAGTGGAGACAGATGGTTGTGTCGCTTTGGGTAGATCCAAAGGAGATTAGGTTCGAATCCTATACACCTCTCTAAAGAATAAGGCTCTGTAAGGGCATAATAGTTAATTGATGTGTAAGTTGATTAGTTTGGTTAGTTAGTTGAGGAGGGAGAGGAAGAAGTTGTTTCGTGAGGGATAATCCTCCAACCCCTCTTTCAACTATAATTTCAACCTCACTAACAATAATTACATATATATAAATAGCTAAAAAGTTAAATAAACACATTATGAAAAACCAAACTAAATCAATAAAAGCTAAAAAAAGACTACCATTAAGTAGATTCTCCATACCATACAATGGTATAATAAATATCGTGTATGCAGAGAATGAATTAATGGCTGCTAATCAAGTTGTAAGTAGATATAGAAAGTACGGGATAAAACATGATCACTATCACTATGTTGATAATAATTTATTGTACGCTTAAATTAACAAAAATAGAGCTTAGCCTCTATAGCTAAAATCAAATAATCATGAAAGAATTAACAATAACATTCTTAATAATAAATATACTATTACTTATCATATTCTATAATCCTAAACAAATTAGGATATTAGATCAAGAATATGCTGAAGAGAGAACAACTAATGGTTATTACTTATCCTTCTTATTAATATGTACCCTATTATCATTAATACCTATCTTTAATATATTTGTATCAATATTCTTAATTGGAGTAAAATATAGTAGAAATATAAAAGATTGGTGGGAAAAAAAAGTATAAACAGGGGCGCTGAAAACTGAATAGAGTAAGCAATATTTATTAAACACTAATTTATTATGAAAAAAGTAATCTTATTATTGGCATTAGTCTTGTCATTTGCTATGTATTCATTTACAAGCGTAGAGTCAACAGTATTAGAAGATGTTGATCAAGTAACAGTTGTTGATAAAACAAGTGTAGTTAACTCTGAAGCAAAAGCTTTAATTAATACACTACACATTAAATCACAAGCTACCAAGAAGAAAGTTCAATCTCCTGGGTACGTTACATTAAGTAACACTATTTTATGTACATTAGCTAATGGAGCAACAGTATATCAAAATTCTGAAGGAGATTGGTTTTATCAAGACCCACCTACAATTTCAAATTGGTTTGGAATCCAATGGGTAGAATTATCAGATCCAGTACCAATGTCTGAGAGCGATGCACAAATGGTATGTGGCTGTAATTGTTAAATTATTAAAAATTTAAACTCTTTGATTGAAGATAAACAGACAAAAGATAATTGCCACCTTATAAGTAGGTTTGGGTCTAATTCAAGGCTAACCCATGAAGTCTAAATTGTATCAGCATTTGTGTTTATTCCGAGATGTATAATATGAAACTAGACCTATGGATTAGGTGATGGCAGTTATTTTAAAACACCTTAACGATGCAGATATGCACATTAAACAAGTATTATATCCTAACTGATATTTAGGCAAAGAGTTTTTAATATACAGAGACAAAACTGTTCAAAGAGGGGAAAGCAGAAATCCCTTAAACAAAAAGAAGCTTAGAGCTACATGAAATTATCCGTAAAAAATAGATGACACCTCCAAAAAGATTGGTGCTGATGTAGAAGTAACAACAAACAGTAAAATTAAACTCTCATCCAATTGCAGGTTCTGTAAGTATGATGAATGGTCTTTACACTCAAGGTGCAACCTTGTGAGAGTTTTTAAAATATAGATTGCTTTGGAATGCGTCTTAATATAGGTTAAACATTGAAACCTTTGTGAACAACCTCGCTTATAGAGAAATCTTGTAGGGTGGTCAATGTTCACATAAAAATACCAGTCGTGATACTGGATGTGTTGTTCCCTTGAGAAAGGAAATATTGATAAAACATGGTACTGTTAAAAGTAACAATAGGTACACAACACAAATGAGTTCTCAGCAAGTAGTTAAGAAAACAAGGTTTTTGTTAGAATTAGACCTGTATCTTATTAACTACGTGACCCTACTCTTATAAGATTTGCAGGTATGCTGCATAATAAGAAAGAGGGTGCTAATATTAATCAAACAAAACATTAATATGAAACATAAAATACAGGTAGTATACCTACCGACAGAAGATAAGGCTTTTTTATTTTTAAATAAGTTTGATACTTTAAAAAGATATGACGGTAGTGAAGGTATTAAAAATGGGGGGACTCATGAACCACCTTATTATAATAATCAACACCTATACGCCACCGTATCACAAGATGTAGAAAAACCTAAAGAGGGTGATTGGTGCTACAAGGCAGATAGAAAGTACAAAGATAATGAGGATTCTGTATTTATAGGCAAGTGTTACGAAGAATTAGGGGATTTATGGGTGAACTTTAAAGATTCTGATGGGGTATATTCTTGCTTAGTAGACAGGAAAAAAATATATAAGATAATAGCAACTACTGACCCTAAGCTTGTCTTTGTTAAACAAGAAATGCCAAGTGGTAAAGTATTAAATTCCATAACAGAACTTTCTCAATCATTTCTTAAAGAATATGTTGCTAATCCTGATGGAGAGTATGAAATTGAGTATGAAGTTTATTATAAAGGTAGAGAACCAGAAGATTATCAATTTACTGATAATGAAGCGGTAAATGATTTATTTAAAAGATATAGACTCAAGATAAACCAAGACAATACTGTTAATATTACTTCTGTAGAAGAGACTTGTAAATACATTAAAAGACCAGGAGCAAGTTGTAGTTTAAATAATAACTGCACATACCCTAATTGTAAAGAGAAGATGTATAGTTTTATTGAGACTGTAAGAATAGCTAATAAAGCTATATCTGATTATTTAGACGACAATGAGATTATAGGAAGAAAGTTTTTACTAAAGGATGATTGGATTAAAGAAAACTTATAAATAAAAACAAAACATCATGAAAAATTTAAACACCATAGTATCATATATCAACTTAATTGTTGGTTTATTTATTATTTACACTGTTATTAATATAAATGCATCTATAAATGATGTTAAAAGAACAGTGGTAAATGAGACCAAAAGAGTA